CTGCGCCAGACATCACTAAAACCATCTCGATAGGGGGTCTCTGGCGGCGTTATTGGATACATAGCTGGCGTGGCGCCTTCGGCCTTAGCTTCTTCTTCTGTGATGTCCTGTAGGCGCTCTACGCGGACGTCGGTTATCTCCAGCGTGATACGTGATGCCCATCGAGGCATGTGGATAGATGGCGTCCACCGCTTCACCTGACAAGCAGCGCCGTCATCTGTATCAGCCCGATAGACAAAACGGACACCGCAATCGCCGAACGTCTCGCGCACCCATAGGCGGTCGCCAGGTTGGCCGTATGGGCAGCAGCACTCCTGAAAGAAAAGGTGAGAATCGGAAATTGGCGAATTACCAGGAGCCAGGTCAGAAACATACACCATGCTTTCTAATTTTTTTGATGGGAAACTAAAATCACCAGGACGTGTCTTTGAAGGGGTAGGCTGTACCTTCATTGTGCGCCGGGTCATGGTCTTGCGACCGTCGAGGATGGCGCGAACCATCTCGTCGTTGAAAATAATCGGGCGCTCTTTCATGCCTTGCCCTCCACGTTCACGCCAATACCTGCGGCGCGGATTGCGTTGGCGCATTCATTTCTCATGCTGTAAGTACCATCAGCGAACCCCTGATACCACTCAGAGTTAGAGCCAAGAACTGGTAATTTAGGGAGGATCACGGTCTTTGCCTCTAGCTCTGCTATGCGTTGGCGGGCCGCACAAAGCTCAGCAATGTCTTTTTCTCGCTCAGCGATGTTATGTTCTGCAAGCAGGCGCCATGAGCTGATTTGCTTGAGGAGCTCATAGGCGCCTTTCTCAAGTTGGCCGATACGGTATTGCAGTTGATTGATGTGATCGTCCTGGGCCGAGTTGGCGCACACCAGCGCCTCGTTTTCATCTAGCAGCGAGATAACCGTTGATGGGGTAAGTTGGTTCGTAAACTTACTAAACGCCCCCATCCGCAGATCGAATGACATAACCGGAACCTCGCCGGCCGTTTTTGCGGCTACCGCCACTTCAAGCAGTGCCTGTTTGTCTACCTTGTTCATCATCACTCCAAAGGCGGCCATTGCCGCCATGCGTTAATCGTTATTCTTCAACCACTGAGAACTCGGCGCTAATTACCGAGGCGTTTTCTTGATCGATATTGGCTTCGGCTTTCTCGTCGAGAATGACGGCCTTCTGCATTTCGATGCTGACGGGAAGGTATTTGAACAGGCGGCGAATGACCGTGTTGTGGGTTACTGCCATGTTTTCTCCGCAGAGGTAGGTTCTGGACGGGCTGTCTACTGCGATGCACTTTGTCGGAACGCTTTCGATTTTCTCGATGGATTTGACTCCAAGGTATTTGCTGATCTTTCTGCCTCGATAGTTCGCGGCCTTTCTGGCTAAGCGGAACGGGTTGAAAGACGGCGTCCATTCGATTTGCGATGCAGGGAACTTCTTGGTTTCTCCGTTTTCATGCAGGATGGCCAAGAAGTCGCGCTTGCACGGGGATTCTCCGAGTGAGCAAACGAGCTCAAAAACGGCATCTCTCAGGCGATGATTGGTCGTGCAGAAGCTCGCTCGCCCGCGCTCTTTCTCGCAATGCCCGTCGGAGTCGATAAGACCGGCAAGCAAGGCCTTTCTCTGCTCGATAGAGGCTCTCATGTACACGTCTGGCACGTGCTTGTTAGACAGAAGTTTCAGGTCTATTAGCTTCTGTCGCATCCCGTTTATCGCCCCCACCGTTACTGCTTGTGATCTGGTGTCAGTTCGGATATTTCCGACGTTGAATCCAGCGTTCTCGATCGTTTTCATTACGTGAGGAAGGTCTTCCTTTGAGCAGGTGAATTGTGCTCCTCGAGAGGTTCCATCGCCGAGCCAGTAGCCAAGGATGTACGGATCAAGCGGGAGGTCTGCTTCCGGGAGCTCCAAAGCACCTTGAACCGGGACAGTCACGGACAAGCCGTCCTCCTTTGCTTCATACATCTCGTTCACCGTCATTTCACGATACGGCTGACGCCATGCGTTGGTGCCGCCCTTGCGAGCAAGCCAACGATGTTCGTCGTCGCAGATAACGGATGATCCGTTCGAGAAGGTGACGCGGAAGCATGGCAGATGCTTGATTTCTGAGACGGCGGTGACAGTTGTCACCTTCCCGTCCTTGTCGAAGACTTTGTGTCCCTTCTGGAGCTCTTCCATCGTCGTCCATCCTGATGGGGTCGGGATGCGCGTATCGATGGCGAGTCCTTTCTTTGCCATTTCCTCCCAGTGGGTTTGCCAGGGGCCATTGTTTCCGGCCTTGCTTTGCCCACGAACCTTTTCGATCTGGTTGAACGTCATTACTTCGAACTGCACACCGCCATCTTTCATCTTCGCGACGGCGTATACATGGGTAATGGGGGAAGACTCGTTATCGCTGGGAACGTGCTTTAGCGTTTCTTCCAGTCCGTATTCGTAGTGGAATTGGTCGCCATCACGAACGGTGCGGGCTGAGATGCTGACGATTTGACCGGAGCGGCGAGCCAGGTCGATCATGCCGCGATAGCCGATGATTAGCTGGACCTCTTTGCTAACAACTTCCCATCTTCCTGTTGATGGGTTCTTTTTGCTTTTATTGAACGGGAGTAAATACGCATGACCAAGAGAGTTACCCGGCTCAAGTCCAAGTTGCGAACATTGAACCACTGCGCCGATGAAGCTCTGCTGGGTGCATTCTGCTAACTCTGGGTTTTTCCTGATTTCCGTAGTGATGATGCGGACCATGCGATCGGCAGTAATATGACGAGGAAGAGCGGCTGCCAGTTGCTTCTTCATAGATGGCTGATTCATGAACACCACAAGGGATTGCTCTGGGGGAGCTTCTTCCTGTGTTTTTACCTGATTGGCCTTCTGCAAATCTGCCGTTGCGATCGGAGGCTGTTGGTTATTGGTCATTTCGTAATTCCTTTGCCCAGCGGGGCAGTGATAGAGTTTTAATGCCCGGCCATTCGTTTGAATGCAGGCATTCGCGATAGGTGCGTAGATTTCGCTGATACTCGGCGCGCCCGGCGTCCTTGGCCTGCTGGTCAAGAATGAAGACGTTTACCGGGTATCTGCCGCAGTTGATCGACGTGCTGACAACGAGGAATGCAAAAACAGGCTGCTCGCAAACTTGGCTTTTGTATCCGTCGGTGTAGAAAGCGTCCTGAACGTGGTAGCGATAGTCGTAGAATGTGCGGCTGAATCTATCCATGTCTGCCGTCGTCTTGACGTCGATCAGCCAATGGAAGTCGGTAATAATTTTGTCTGGTCTGCACCGGCACAGAACGCCGGTTTCATCGTCTTCCCAGTAGATGGAGGATTCACACTGGCCGGATGACTCAAGCATCCACCGCGCGAGAGGATGAGCCATTGCGCTGTCGTACATCATGCGAAGTTTGGCCGCATCCTCTGACGACAGTGGCTGTATTCCCATAGAGGCGCACTCTGCAATAAACTCCGCTTCTTCCTCCTTCCCCTTGGTGGTGCGACGGTTAAATACAGGCGCTGTAGCGTATCTCTTATCGAATTCTCCCGGCTCAAGACACAGGCAGTGAAAGGCGGTACCGAAGTCTAGCGCCCCTGTTTTTTCTTCATCGACAGGGGCGTTTTTTTGCCAAGGAAGCAGGGCAGGGCATTCTGCTATCAGGTCAAGCTGTGATTTGCTGATCCCGGCGCCGTGGTGGTAATCGTGGTTGGAGATGAACGGGTATATGCCGGGCTGCATCATGCTACCTCGCTGTATGGATTCGGATCGTTAATCGCGGTATCCACCTCGTTAGCCCGCTCCATTTGAGCAATGCGAACGGCCATGTCATAAATCACGTTACTGAAATACTCATCAGCCCAATCGGATTGTGCTACGGCGTTCTGGGCTTCCTTGTCATTAAGCAGGTCAGACGATTTAATTACCGCGAGAAAATCGGGAGCGCGCAGGCGCGATGCGATAAATTCAGCATTGCGAGAGATAATGTCTTCTTCCCCCGGCGCGCTGGCGTAATTTTTCAGGTAGGTATCAAGCATCTTTTCGCTGTTATTCACCGCACACCCCCATTGGCTTTAGCCATTCCCATAATCACACTCCACAGGACGTTATCTTTTTCTACTAACGCCTTGCGACCTAATGCAGATAGCAAACGCTTCGTGTATGTGGTCATAGGGGATTGCCTGGTTGGTTTAAGATGTCGATCAGCTTTTTGATCGCCTTCTTTGCGTTTTCGATAATGTCTGACAGATGTGGTCGTTGAGCAGAACCCATGAAGGTTCCGCCCGCGATGGCATAATTCATCATGGGCTTCTCCGTTTGTTTTTTTATGAAAGGCACCGTATGCCCTTTATAAAAAAGGGGGCTAACCCCCAAGTGGTACAAGGCGCTATTGTTTATTCCGTTCTGCAATCATGGCGTCTGCCACTGCATATGACATCTTTGCGACAGTCTCGCAGTCACAGAATGTTGATTGAGCAATACTCTGCATAGCTTTGGCAGCGAAGTAGTCGCGAAGCGTCATCCCATACTCTGGGCCATTGTGATCGCTACCAGGAATTGGAAATGCTGGCTCACTAGTGTCTTTACTCATATCACCCCCTAGCACTAACATCAGATTGTTTACGATACCCGGCGTAATAAATCGCTACGTCAGGCATGCATATAGAGCCGGTTTCTTTCGGCTTACGCTTAGGCACCGCGACGGCATTCAGAACCCGGATAGAGCAGCCACCGATGGCCTCTTCAATCTTGCGACCGGCTGCGGCTTCACTTCCCTTGCGTGCGTTAAACTCGGCCATGCGGCGAGCGTTGTAGCGCTGTCGTGCGTTCATGATCATTCCCCTTAGCAGACTTTGGTGATTGGGTGGCCGGAGCTGATCCCGGCATTAGGGGTTTGCTTTAAGAGGTTCCACCCAAAACTTCACCAAGTTAAAGCAACGTTCGCATCAGCCTGCGTATTCACCCAATCCCAAAGCCTGCTGCTTTGGTTCTTCTGTCTTCAGAAGAGAATCTCATTGTTAAAGAGCGGGAGACTGTGTTCCGTCTCGATGGGGTGATTATTCACAAATTGTGATTCGCAGTCAAACACAAATTGTGAATAATGCGCACACAATACGTGACTGTGTTGATATAAAAGGATTTTTATTTTTGTTCGGAATGGTGCTGCGGTTAGGTGGTGGGATTTTGGTCACAAAAAAACCGGCTCTAGGCCGGATTTAATGCTTTGTTTATTTGTTATACTGTATGAATGATCATATCATTTTCTTTTGATAAGATTCAGCAACCTTTGGATGGAGGCGGTGGCCTTTTCTGTGTTGCCTATTTTAATCCTTCTTCCCTCTAGTAGCTGGCACTCAAGCCCATCGTATGTCATCAGTTTCTTATACGAATGAAATTCATTCATGATTATCGAGGCTTTGGATGGAGACACGATGTCACATATCTTAACAAGATCATCATCTTCCAAGATATTTGCTGGGAATTGATGATCGGATAGAGATTTCATCTGGAGAAGCAAGTTATGGCGAATAGGAACAGATATATCATTATGTTCCTTTCTTTTTTGCCTCCATAATGCATAAAAGTTACCCAAAAAAGAGCCAAATATCATGGATAAAACCCACGAATAGGAGTTTATAAAATGCAGGAAATCATCAATCAAGATTGCCTCCAATCCATAATAAAGCCATTGGCTTCATTCGTTATTGGGTTTGTTATTACAGCTCTTTGGCGATGAAAATTAACCGAACATCTCTTCTGGCCACTGCGACATGATCACCTTACCGACGAACGTGCACCCATCACCACACGTCAGAAGCGGGAACTTTGAGTTTAGTGGCTGCAAGTAGTTGATTCCGCCATCGCGTATCAGCTTCTTAAAGGTAAATTCGTTGCCGTTTACGCGCGCGATGCAGTAGTCATTCACCTCAACATCCTGGTCGGGGTCAACCAAAATCAGCATTCCTTCTGGGAAGCTGGGGCGGCTTCCTGGGCAAGACGTCATAGAGTCGCCCTCTACTTCAAGCCAGAACGACCGGGGGCCAGCTTTCTTGGATGTCTCGATCCACGCCTTGGCATCTCTCTCGGTGTACGACTCCGATGTCGTGGTAAACGCACCAGCCTGAACGGTGGTGAATAGGGGGTAGCGTCTTCTCGCCATCCCTCCTGACCCATTCTCATCAACACCAAAAAGCAATGCCGATGGAGTAACCCTAAGAGCTTCAGCAAGAGTTATTGCATCGTCAGTGCTTATCTTCCTTGTCCCAAGCTCGTAGTTTCCCACTCTAGATGGCGCACTCCATCCGCACAACTTTGCCAGTTGCGCCTGACTCAATCCAAGCCCTTCTCGTAGGAGCTTTATGCGCTCACCAATAATTTCATACGTAGTTTTCATCATCATAATTTTATCACACAACGTGAAGCCATCTACACACATGTTGTGATTGACAATCAATCACAAGTTGTGAATAATTGCCGTAACAGTACGTAATATGACGGAGCGAACATGAACAATATTGCGCGACAAAGAACATCACTGGGCATGTCGCAATCAGCCTTGGCGAAAGCCATCGGATGGGGGCAGTCAAGACTGGCTAACTACGAACTGAACTCAAGAAAGCCAGACCTTGAGAGCTGTAGAAAGATCGTAAACAAGCTCAATGAGCTTGGCGGTAATGTGACGCTAGACGACGTATTCCCGCCCAAATAATCCAGCCCCACCGCTCTTTAACATCCTGGCCGCCAACTGAACACAGATGGCAAACACAACAACCATAACGGCTGTATGGCCGCATTTACTTAACAGGGGAATTATTTCAAATGAAAGTTGCAAGTTATAGCAAGGTCGAAGCGCGTGACGTTGACCGCGCAGAGACAGATTTACTCATCAACCTCTCTACGCTCACTCAGCGACGTCTGGCGAGCATGATTGGATGTCATGAGTCGAAGATAAGCCGGACAGACTGGCGCTTCATAGCGTCGATTCTGTGCGCTTTTGGGATGGCATCAGACATCAGTCCGATAAGCAGAGCGTTTCAGTATGCGCTGGAGAGTATCACAAAAGAAAAACCCCCGGTGGCAGCCGAGGGTCTAGATAGTGCGGAATTCTAAATCAAGAAACGGAGTTAATTATGGCAAAACGTCGTAATAAATACCAGGAAAAAGAAGAGATTCGACACCCTGATTCACCCGAGGGGTTAGTGGTTGCAGCAGCAAATAACAGAGCGTTCGCAGAGCGCCTTGTTGGTGTTTTCCGGCTAGCCAAGGCAGGGGTGAAACATGAGCGTCGTTAAGTTAGCTGATTACAGGAATAACTCTGTACAACAACAGGAGGCATCCGGTATGGGGTATGTCTCTATACACCGCCAGTTCATGGACAGCAGGCTCTATAAGGACTCCCAGGCAGTACATCTCTGGCTTCACTTAATCCTCAAGGCAAACCATGAGTCTACTGTCGTCAATACGGACATCGGGCCGATAACCGTTGATCGCGGTCAGATGATAACTGGACGCCCGTCGCTGGTCAGAGAGACATTCATTCCAGACAACAAAGTTCGCAGTTTACTTCGTACTTTTGAGTCGAAAGGGATGCTCAATATTTGCTCGATGGGGAAGAAATTCAGCCTGTTTACAATCGTTAAATATGACGATTTTCAGGCAAAAAATTGTCCAACGGTTGTCCAGCGGTTGTCCAACGCAAACACCAGTAATGACGCGGCTCTCAGCGGAGATTGTCCAACGGTTGTCCAACGGTTGCCCATAAACAATAATATAAATAATATCTCTAATACTGACGTATTAGAGAGTGGCACAGCAGACCAAAAGTCTGACAAGAAAAAACCTTCCGTGAGCTGTCAGGATGTTGTCGACGCTTACCACGAAATCCTTCCTGAAGCGCCAAGAATCCGCGCGCTGAATGACAAGCGTAAAAACCAGATCCGAACTTTCTGGCGAAAAGCCGGAGTGCTAACCCGCCAGCTTGATGGTCATGGGTTCACGATGCAGGACTGGAGAGATTATTTAACCTACGTTGGAGGTAATTGCCGGTGGATGTTCGAAGAGCGGCAAAACCATCAACGCGGCACCGTCTGGCACAAAAAGGGATTTGATTTCCTGCTTAACGATAATACCTACCTGAAAGTTCGTGAGGGTGAGCACGATGACCGATAATTTTTACGCACCGCCGCATAGCATCGAGGCAGAGCAAGCGGTGATTGGTGGATTGCTTCTGGATGATGACGGCAGTGAGCGAGTGCAGAAGGTTCTATCTGCGCTTAAGCCTGATTCGTTTTATAGCCGTCCGCACAAAACTCTTTTCGAAGAAATCACCAGGATGCACCGAGAGCAAAAGCCGGTGGATGTCCTGACGCTTTTCGATGAACTGGAACGCAAATCACTGACGGAATCGGTCGGTGGCTTTGCCTATATCGCTGAGATCGCAAAGAACACGCCAAGTGCAGCAAACATCGTGGCCTATGCCATGCAGGTTCGCGAAACCGCAATGGAACGCTACGCGATCAACCGCATGACCGAAGCAACGGAATTGCTCTACTCCCGCAACGGAATGACTGCAACGCAGAAGTACGAAGCCATTCAGTCGATTTTCACGCAACTGACTGACCATGCAAAGACAGGATCGCGTCGCGGTCTTCGCTCATTTGGTGATGTCATGGAAGGTTGGATTAACGACCTTGAGAAGCGATTTGACCCGTCAGGCGAACATCGAGGAATGAGCACAGGCATCCCATCGCTGGATAGAATGTTGTCACCTAAAGGACTGGTGAAAGGCTCACTTTTCGTCATTGGCGCTCGGCCAAAAATGGGGAAGACGACGCTATACAGCCAGATGGCAATCAACTGCGCAGTGCAGGAGAAAAAACCAGCCTTGATGTTCAGCCTTGAAATGCCCGGCGAGCAGATACTGGAAAAGCTGGTCGGACAGAAGTCAGGTGTTAACCCGAATATTTTTTACGTTCCGGCGACAAATGATACCGATGATGGATATCAGGGTGATTACGATGGTGACTTCGGTAAGGCCATAAAAACAGCCAATCGCTTGAGTGAAATCAACATGCTTTACATCGACGACACGCCGGGGTTATCGCTGGCTCAAATCGTCAGTGAAAGCCGTCGCATCAAGCGAGAAAAAGGATGCGTTGGCATGATACTGGTTGACTACCTGACGCTCATGACCGCTGAAAAGGCCGATCGCAACGACCTGGCTTACGGCATGATTACCAAGGGGCTAAAGAACCTTGCCAAAGAGCTTGATTGCGTCGTCGTGCTCCTGACGCAGCTTAACCGCGCATTGGAAAGCCGAACCAATAAGCGGCCATTGCCAAGCGACTCACGAGATACGGGACAGATTGAGCAGGATTGCGACTATTGGGTTGGTATCCACCGGGAAGGCGCTTTTGATGACAGCGTACCGCCTGGTGAAACCGAGCTAATCCTCCGCCTAAATCGCCATGGAAAAACCGGAACGGTGTACTGCATCCAAGCAAATGGCGCTATTTATGACACAGACCAACAGTCTGCTGAGATAAACCGTCGTGAACGAGAGGAACCGAAGTCCAAGAAGAGAGGCGGATTTTAATGGCGAATAACTTTAATCAAGAGGTGATTTATGAATAGGAAGCCTGGATTCTACAAAGTAGATTGAGAAGTGGCTGACTAACCGCCTTGGCCCATTTGTGGATATGAGTCGTGATGATGATGGAGTATATGAGTGGCAAGATGTTCGCCTTGCGTGGGTGGCATGGCAAGCAGCACAGCCTAAGTGGATTGAATGTAGTAACCCACCGGAAGATGAGTGTTCCGTGCTTATTTTAGACGCTGACAACATCGTGTGGACTGGTATTTATTTTCCTACTCATGGATTTGAAATTGATACGGAGGGTTGTCCAGGCGCATTCACCCGTTGGATGCCGCTACCAAACCCGCCGGAGGAGTGATTATGGCTATGTGGCTTAGCATTACCTTTATCTTTTGGTTCATTGTGTGGGTAGGAATTTCCGCTAATGGGAACTGCACAAAATATATTCATCAAGCGCTTATTCTTTGGTTGGTAAGCGGTGGTGTTCCGGTTCTGATATTTAAACTAGTGGGGTGATAGTGAATGACATATCCAAAGACGGAATAAAACTCACCAAGCTCAACTTCCAATCTGTAGGCCATCAAATACAGGAACTGCTAAAACATGGTGAATATCGCCTGATACTCAAGCCGTGGAGAAATAAACGCAGCCTGTCCCAAAATGCACTTTTCACATGTGGTGTGGCGAGATAAGCGACTATCTCAAGCGCAGAGGTAAGAGCTTCGCTACGCCTGAATGGGTTAAGAGCGCAATGAAACACACCTATCTCGGATATGAAAATGTCGAGCGGGTTGATGTTGTCAATGGTGAGCGAGTAACCGTCAAAGAACTACGCCGCACGTCCAATCTGGACACCGGCGCAATGAACTATTTCATGAGTCAGGTTGAATCGTGGTCGGCCAATATCGGCTGCCTGTTAACGATACCTAGCTATTCAGAATATAAGCGAATTAAGGAGAAACAGGATGAGTAAGACACCGTGTGAAAAATTAGGTTACGAGGTTGGTGATAAGTTTGTGGTGGTGCGCGAGGGAAATCGGTCAATCGCCGAGGTGGGGGATGTATTAACGCTGGAATTTGACGACGGTTCGGATAGACCGCATTGTGGCGTTGAAGGGTCGTGTTGTCGAATCCTATTCCCGCAAATCGATGACATCGCCAAAATCGACGCTGACGGTTGGATTGAGTGGAAAGGTGGGGAAATGCCTGTAGCGCGCGGGACGCTGGTTGATGTTAAGTGCCGCGACGGTAAAGAGACGGTTGGGGTATCTGCTGGCATTCATCATCTCTCTACCGATTACAGACGCAAGGCTGGTTGCAGCAGGTCAGCCAAGGATTGGGAACATTACCAATGTGATGCCGACATTGTCGCGTACCGCCTGCATCAGGAAGAAAAACCAGAGCTTGAGCAAGTCGTTCCCACACTCGATTCCCTCCTTCACGCATGGCAGAAAGCAAAGGCCAATGCCGACACCTCACGCAATATCCTAAAACTGGCCGAACAGGACGAAGCTGCGGCGCGCAAGGCGCTGGATGATGCTCTGCGTGCTGCTGGTTGGGGTGATGCTAAGCAGGATGAGCTGTTGAATATTACCGACTGGCGCGACCTGAAGGTTGGCGACATTATCTGGTGGAGCGGTGATGAAAACTTCGATTCTGGGGAATATACGGTTGATGACAAGGAGTGGCGTCATTACTGCGGTGACTACCCTTTCGCTATTCGCAATGAATATGGCGCTGGAGAGTGGGTAGATACAGATGAAGAACAGTGGTGCTTCATCCGCCGTCCCTCCTAAATATCCCAATGGAGTTCACTATGAATAACCTAATCAGTAGTGATGCTATCACCATGTCCAGCCGGGAGATTGCAGAGCTGACCGGCAAGCGCCACACAAACGTAAAGCGCGACATCGAAGTGATGCTAATTCAGTTGAATGAAGATGCGCTCAACTTTGAGCATATCTATTTTGACGACTGCAACCGCCGCCAAAAGGAGTACCGCTTAGACCGGCGTCACGTAGATTGCTTGCTGGCCGGCTACAGCGCAGTCCTACGCATGAAGGTAATCGATCGGTGGCATGAGCTGGAGCGCGCGTCGTCGCGCTCAGTACCACAGACATACCTTCAGGCGCTTGAGTGCCTAGTCGAGTCCGAGCGCAAAAAACAGAAGCTGGAAATCGTCATGCAGCAAACCACGCTGTACTACGACTGTCTGCGCGTCATCAAGGCCAATTCCGGAACGACGCTAAAGGCGCAATCCTGCTGGCGTCCACTCAAGAAGTGGTGCGAGTCCAACGGCGTACCCATCAAGCGTGTTTTTTGCCCCAGGTTCGGCGAGGTAAACGCCTATCCCCGCGAAGCATGGCTGGCGGTATATCCCGACCACATCTTGCCTAACGAGGCGTCCAAGCTAATCGAAATGGAGAAAGCAGCATGACTATCAAGTCGAATACGCCAGCATCAGCTAAAGACTGTTGGCAAACCCCGCTATGGCTATTTGATGCGTTAGATATCGAGTTCGGCTTCTGGCTAGACGCCGCGGCGTCAGAGAGCAACGCTCTGTGCGCCAAATATCTGACTGAGGAAGACAACGCCCTGGGATGTGAGTGGGAGAGCGCTGGAGCTATCTGGTGTAACCCGCCGTACAGCAAGATCGGCCCTTGGGTCGCTAAAGCGGCAGAGCAGAGCGATCGGCAGATCCAGACGGTAGTGATGCTAGTCCCTGAAGATATGAGCGTGGGATGGTTCACCGACGCGCTGAAATCGGTCGATGAGGTTAGGGTGATCACCGGCGGCCGCGTCAATTTTGTCCACGCCGTGACTGGAGCAGAGCAGAAGGGGAATAGCAAGGGTTCGATGTTACTCATTTGGCGCCCCTTCATCAATCCGCGCCGCATGATCACCACCATTTCAAAATCAACGCTGGAGGCCATTGGCCGTCCGGTAAGGAGCGCTGCATGAACACCTACCGCATCACCTGCACCTGGAACGCATTCCCGTTCGAGATTGAACTCGTATCGAAAAGCCCGCTCTCTGCCCGTGATGTCTTCATGCGCTTTGTCGGCATCAGTGGCGCTATCGTTCGCGATCTGGATATCCAAGAGGTGGCCTAATGTTCACATGGTTTCTGCAACAGGGCATGACCTCAGAGGAAGCCGACCGGCTGGTTGACGAATATCAAAAGCGGGGATTCAAGGCACGCAAAAGCCTGAATGTCGATCCGCGTCTGTGGGATGTGGCCGCCAAGCTGCCGGAGAGCGAATACCAACCTAAGACCCCACGGGGCATGATTAACCCATGCTGGAGGTGATATGCAGTTGCGAAAGCGGAAGTGCGCAATATGCCGCGCATGGTTCATGCCAAAGGCTCCCTATGAGCGATGGTGCTGTCCAGAACACGGAACTCAACTCGCCATCAAGCTAAGAGAGAAAGAGCGACAGCGAGCGATACAGGAGGAAGAACGACGAAGAAAGAGAAAGGAGTTAGAGAGCAGGAAGAAGCACCAGGAACGGAAACGCGCAGTACAACCCATCCGTTACTTCATCCAGAAAGCCCAGCAGTCCTTCAACGAGTACATCCGAGAGCGAGACAAAGACCAACCTTGCATCAGCTGCGGCCGCTACCACGCCGGGCAATGGCACGCCGGGCACTATAGAACCACCGGCGCCAATCCTGAGCTGAGGTTCGATGAGGATAACTGCCATCGCCAATGCCAACCCTGTAATAACCACCTCTCCGGGAATATCGAAAACTACACGCCAAACCTGATCGCCAAGATCGGTCAGGAGCGATTCGATGCGCTCATGTCACACCATGAGCCGAGGAAGTGGACGCGGGAGGAGCTGGAAGAAATCGCTGCAGCGTATCGGAGAAAGACCAAAGAGCTAAGACAGGAGATCCTATGCGAAGTCTGATTACCTACATCCTATCGCTGTTCACCCCCATTCACCCATCAGTAAAACCAACTACCGGCATTCAGTCATGGGATCACACCCCACGCAAGAAGGAGAAGCGGTGATGACACTCTACGAACTGTACGAAATAAATCGCCTCAATGGGGAGATTGAAGCGCTGGAGCGCCAGATACGCCGGTTGCAGGAGCAGCGCCGGGAAATCATCAACCGCAGCAACGCCAACAAGGAAAAGCCGCATGAACATTGAGAGTATCACGAAATTCTTTTCTCCGAAGTCTCCACGCTTTTCAGATAGCTCTCGCGTTACCGGTGACTCCTTCACAATCACAGACGCAATGACGGTTATTGGGGTGGCCTCCTCAAAATGCCGTTTTGGTCTGGAGCTTTACCTGTCAAAGTCGGGAATCACCGGTAGCGAGAACGCGATAGAGATGCTCGTTAATTATGGAATGTCGCGAGCAAACACCGTTAAGCAGATTGATCAGCTTGGTGATGATATTAAATATCAAGTTGTGCAAGTGCTCGCAAGGTTTGCATATCAGGACTACTGCCGCAGCGCAGCCAGTACGCGTAAATGCCCAGACTGTACTGGCGGGTTTATTGATGCGGAAGTTTTCAATATGAAATTCTTCCGCGCTGACTGTCGAGAGATTAGAGAGAAAGCTCGCGTGCTCTGCAAAACCTGCAAAGGTAAGGGTGAGATCAGCAACTCATGCCGGTGCAAGGGGCGCGGTATGGTCATGGATAAAGCAGAAAGCGAGCGGCAAGGAGCGCCGGTCATGAAAACTTGCTCTAAATGTAATGGCCGGGGATTTGCCCGTATCAGCTTCGCTACGGTAATTACTGCCATGCGTGAGTTTTATCCCCAACTAGGAAAGACGACGGCATATGATCACATCCAGCCATTCTTCGAAGACCTGGTTACTAAATGCATACAGGAGGAATCAGCAGCCGATTCTGTGATTAGAAAAATATCTGCATAAAGCAGTATTGACAATCGCGGAAATAAAGACCAGAATTATCCCAACGCTGGAAATTCGCCTATTCGTTAATAACGACACCGAAACCGAGCCGCAGGCCTAACTGTCAGATTGCGCTTTCACCGTAATTTGTCACCCTGCGGCCTTCTTGTATTCAAGCCTCGCTATATGCGGGGCTTTTTCGTATATGCGTCGCCCTAATCATCCCCTAGACCATCTCCTTTATGCAGCTAGGGCGGCGCTCTCACAATTCAAGGCCACCGGAAGCCGTTGGCTATGGTGGACGGATGGAAAACCAAAACAACAAAGAGGCCGGTCGTTTAGATTTCGCGCTCAAAATTATCAAGTACGCCAACACGCCTAAGCGTCTAGTGATGCTGGTCGCTTTGATCGTCTCCCTGACATTCTGCTATTCACTGTGGGAGAGCCGCCGGGAAGTTTCCTTCTGGGCTATGTCGAATTTCGGCATTCCCACTATCGATGAGGCGTCTATAGACCATGCGGCCGTGAAACTGATGGCAGATGTTGGCGCTCAGTCGATTACGGTCTGGTCTATCAACCTGAACCAAAACCGCCGCAACGCCATCTATTTCCGGGTTGGTCAGAACCGGATGCAGTTCCTTGAGGGAACCGGTGACTTGGCTCTGCGCCCGTACTCCGAGCAGTCTGCAAATCTCATCAAAGTGATCACCGAGAAAACTCTCTGCACCAAGCTGATCGCAACCACCGCGGTAGGCGAAGCGGCAAGGAAGCAAGGCGTTAACTACGTCTGCTATGCGGCCATCCCTCCAGGATACGGACACATGATTGGTCTACTGGTCGCTGGGTTTGCACAGAAGCCCGATAACGAAGATTACGTCAAGCTGCGGATGGTATCAGCGGCTGAGGAGATTATTCGATGACGCCAAGCGAGAATTGCCTGAAGCTGATCCGAGAATTTGAGGGGTGCCGACTGGAGGCGTACAAGTGCCCGGCTGGCGTCTGGACAATCGGCTATGGATGGACGCGGCCTGTCGATGGTGTTCGCATTCATGCCGGTATGAAGATCGCGCAGGAGACTTCCGAGCGGCTTCTGAGAGTTGGGGCTGATGACTATGGCCGTGATGTATCCCGCGTTGTTTCTGTTCCTGTAAATCAAAACCAGTTCGACGCGTTGGTCGATTTCGCCTACAACCTAGGCGTCTCCGCGCTGTCTGGGTCAACTCTACTGCGCAAGCTGAATGCCGGTGATTACGCCGGTGCCGCTGCTGAGTTCCCCCGATGGAACAAGGCCAACGGTAAACCGCTATCAGGATTAACGCGTCGCCGGGAGGCTGAGCGATGTCTTTTCTTGAGCTGATCAAAAGGTATTGGCTGATGCCAGCGTTCGCCATCGCCATTCTCTCCGCCGCATGGTGTTCCTACGATGCCGGGTATCAAAAGGCAGACCTAACATGGCAAGCCCGATGGAACCAAGCTCAGGCAGAAAACGAGCACGCTCTAGCGCTTCTCCAGGCCAAAAACAGAGAGCTTGAACAAAGGGGGCAGAATGCCGTCGCAAAAATCGCCGCGCAAACGTCGCAGCAACTGGCTGGGGCACAAGCTGACGCTACCGCTGCTCGCTCTGATGCTGACAGCCTGCGCAAGCAAGTCGCCGACTATGCCAACAGACTGCGCAAAAGTAGCGCCTCCTGCAATACCGGAACTACCGGAGCAAGCTCGACAAGTCCCGATCCCCGAGTGCTCGCCGAGTTGTACAGCCTGGCTGATGAAGCAGCGCAGCGAATGGCAGAAGCTGCTCAACAATCCAGAATTCGCGGCCTCGCCTGTGAGCGAGCATACGACGAAGTAAGACTTACCCGACAGTAAGATTCGTTCGCTATAGGCGAAGCCGGACACCGTAACCGGCGCTTATTCTTTGCAAGGCTGGATGTGATCACATCTTGGCAGCGGGAAAGACCGAAGTCGGCTAGCTACTCTGTGAAGCGTGGCGAAGCCGGCGATAAAATTTTCAGTGCCTGGGTAGTTCGTCCCTGTTCATCCTGGTTAGCTATGACCCGCCTAATTCCACGGCGAGCGCCAGGGTGAAATCAAAAACGGATAACGCACGGCTTTCACCTATGGGTGGTTCACGGACATGCAGGGCTAATCACCCCTGTGCGGAAGAAGTGATGTGCATTACAGGAGGCTTTTACGAGAGCCTCCGCTAATGCATTTGCCAGTCAACGTCAGCGCCCAACGTAAACCTCATTGGCCTACCGTTCATCGGTGGATCGCTAAACCTCAGTCTGTATCACGTAACTGCCGGCGCCCCGGTATACGTCAAGCCGCTCAACGCAGCGGCCACAATCATCGTTAACGCATAGGTGAAAACATGCCTGTCTCCGTAATTAGTCAATCCGGCTCATCTGTGGCCGTACCCACAGCGCAAGAGGCCAGCGCCGCAGTAACCGCCGCAACGCCAACCGTAAT